CCAACACAAAAGTTGAAGGTTGAGCCCATGACTCTTAAAGCGTTAGTCCGTGAGCGTATTGAGGCAGGTAAAGAAATGCCAACGGAACTTTTCAACGTATTCGTTGGAAATAAAACAACAATAAAAAGGAAACAATAAACATGAACAATGTAACAACTAAAACAAATGCAGGTGCATTAGCTACGAATCTTTTCGAAGCAGATGCAAATGCTGGCTCTCAGAATATGACGCAGGAAGATCTTGCGTTACCATTTCTGAAAGTCTTGGGACAACTATCTCCTGAAGTAAATAAAAGAGATGGTAAATATGTCGAAGGTGCAGAACCAGGCATGATCCTTAACACTGTCACAAATGAAATTTTTGATGGTAGTAAAGGAATAAATGTATTGCCAGTATTTTATGAAAGAAAATACGTAGAATGGCAAGACAGAGGTGAAGGAAAAGGTTCTCCAGTAGCAATTCACAGCGCAGATAGCGATATTGTGAGTACAACTACTAGAGATAAATCTTTTAAAGATCGTCTACCAAATGGTAATTATCTAGAAAATACTGCAAATCATTTTGTAGTTCTTTTAGGTGATAATCCATCAACTGCTTTGATTTCTATGAAAGCTACTCAATTAAAAATTAGTAGAAAATGGAATTCAATCATGATGGGTATTAAACTAAATGGTAAAAATGGATTATTTACACCGCCAACTTACAGCCACATTTATAATCTAAAGACTGTTCAAATGTCTAATGACAAAGGAACATGGTTTGGATGGGAAGTGACTAAAGTTGGTCCTGTATCAGATAAAGGTGTTTATGAAGTTGCAAAAAGTTTTGCTGAAAGATTAAGCAAAGGCGATGTGCAAGTTAAACATGGATCTGATGAATCAAAAACAGATTCTCCATATTAATCACTAACGCAAGTTAGTTCCTAGGATTGGGCGTGGAAGCGAGAGTGGAAACGCCCAAGACAAAATTATGATAGAGAAGTTTAAAAATATATTTAAAGGCCTAGAAAGAGCTCATGGTTGTACTAAAGTTGGTCCTATTAATAACAACGGAGAAAAAGTTAAAGGACAATCTTTTGTAGTAAGAGAGCCAGTCACAGATGAACTTTGGACGAAACATTTACAAGGTAAACAAAGTTTAGGAATAATTCCAATTAACGACGACAATGAGTGTGTGTGGGGATGTGTAGACATAGATTCATACGCAGGATTTGATCATAAAAAATTAATCAGTAAAATAAAACAATTTAATTTACCACTAGTGGTGTGTAGGTCTAAGAGCGGCGGTGCTCACGTGTTTCTATTTTCAGAAAAAGCGGTATCAGCAGAAAGAATGAGAGATAAACTTACCGAGATAAAAACACTACTAGGATATGGTGGATCAGAAGTTTTTCCAAAACAAATTAGATTAAAATCACAAGATGACACAGGTAATTTTTTAAATTTACCATATTTTAATGGTGATGATACAACAAGATATGCTTTTCTTGAAAATGGAAACGCTGCTAGTCTTGAAGGTTTTTATGGATTGTATCAACGTAATGTACAGAAAGATGTTAGTCTTGTAAAAGTACAAAGACCTGAATCAGAATTTTCTGATGGGCCTCCGTGCATAGAATTAATGGCTATGAATAAAATACCTGAGGGTGGTAGAAATAATGCAATGTTTCATTATGGTGTTTATGCTAAAAAGAAATGGCCATCAGAGTGGAAAAGCAGAATTACAATGTTTAATATATCTGCATCACAATCTCCATTAAGTGAATCAGAAATAGATATAATTAAAAAACAACACGATAAAAAAGAATGGGGATATAAATGTAATGACACACCTATGTGTAATTTGTGTGATAAAAAATTATGTAAAACTAGAAAATATGGAATAGGTGAAGAATTAGTATTTCCTCTATTAGCAGATTTACAAAAAATTAAATTAGAAAAACCATATTATTATCTAAATGTAGATGGAGAAAGATTACATTTAGAAAATGTAAAATATTTAAAACAACAAAGTTTATTTCAAGAAGCATGTATGGAACAGCTAGATTTTAAACCACCAACAGTAAAACCTAAAGACTGGGACATGATAATAAACCCACTGATGAAGAATCACGAACCAGTAGAGCCACCTGAAGGTGTAACAACTGCAGATCAATTAAGAAATCATTTAGAAGAGTTTTGTTTAAACAGACACATAGGTTCTGATGTTAATGACCTTAAAAAAGGTGGAGTATGGACCAATGGTGGATATCACCATTTTGTTTTTAGTATGTTTTATAGTAAATTTTTAGTTAGACAGAGATGGGAAATAAATTATCAGCGTACAGCACAAATGTTAAAAGATCATTGTAATTGCGATGATAAAAAAAGAGTTGGAAAAGAAAGAATTTCTGTTTTTACAGTTAAACAATTTGATAAGAAAAAAGATGATTACACTCAAAAAGAACTTAAACCAAAAGATGTATTTTAATGAAAATAAGATGTTTTATAGAAAGTTTTATTGATGTTGGAAGTGGATTAATTTTAGCAATTTTAATTCAATTATATATCTTTCCATTTTTTGGACTATATCCAACTATATGGGATAGTTTGCATATCGCATTAATATTTACAATAGTTTCTATTATTAGATCAGCTATATGGAGAAATTTTTTTAGAAAAATATGAAAACAATAGTATTAGGACCACCAGGTACAGGTAAAACAACTACTTTATTAAATAAAGTAGATAGTTATTTAAAAGAAACTGATCCAGATAAAATAGGTTATTTTGCTTTTACTCAAAAAGCTGCATATGAAGCTAGAGATAGAGCAATGAAGCAGTTTAACTATACAGAAGATGATCTTCCATACTTTAGAACATTACATTCATTAGCATTTAGAAAACTTGGTTTAAAAAAAGATCAAGTCATGCAGGCAAGACACTATAAAGATCTTGGAAAAAAATTAGGATTTCCAGTATCTTATGCAGAACATCAAGAAGATCATGGTATATTTACTTCTGATAGTGAGTATTTACAAATAATTCAATTAGCACAATTAAGAAATATTACACCTGAACAACAATATAATAAACGAGAGCATACTCAAGATTTAGAATTAGATAAACTACATATTATTCACAACGAATTAAAAAGATATAAAAAAGAATATAACTTAATAGATTTTAATGACATGATATTAGATTTTATAAAGTCAGACAAATCTCCAAACTTTGATGTTGTATTTATAGATGAAGCACAAGACTTATCTCTTATGCAATGGGATATGACAAAAACTATTTGGGATAAAACAGAAGATACTTTTATTGCTGGAGATGATGACCAGGCAATATTTAAATGGGCTGGTGCTGATGTAGATTCTTTTATAGCACTTAAAGATCAAATGATTAATCTTCCATTAATACAATCACATAGAATACCAATGAAAGTTCATAAACTAGCTATGAACATAATTAATAGAGTTAGAAATAGAATAAATAAAGATTGGCAACCTAAAACTAATGAAGGTAGTCTGCATAGACATTTTGATGTTGATTCAGTTGATATGTCAAAAGGTGAATGGTTAGTTTTAGCTAGAACTAAACACATGTTAAAAGAAATAGAAGATACTTTATATCGTAAAGGTTTATACTATGAGACTAAAAACAAACGTAATTATGAGAAAGATTTACAAGAATCAGCAACAGATTGGGAACATTTAAGACAAGGACAGTTATTATCTTTTAAACAAATTGAAAAAATTTCTAAATACATGGGACCAAATCATTGGGAAAAAGAAAAAATAAGAGGTATGACTAAAGGATCTTTTTACGGAATTGATCAACTTACAAAAGAATATGGATTAAAAACTAAAAAAGTTTGGTATGAATCATTAGACGATGCAGGAACAAGAAGAGTAGAATATTTAAGAAAAATGAGAGCTAATGGTGAACAGTTAAATAAAAAACCAAGAATAGAATTGTCTACAATTCACGCTGCTAAAGGTGGTGAATCACAAAACGTAGTTCTTTTAACTGATCTCACTAAAACAACAATGGAAACATATGAAAGAAATGCAGATGATGAAAATAGATTATTTTATGTAGGTGCAACACGAACAAAAGAAAACTTACACATAGTAGAACCAAAACAATACAATAAAGGATTTATAATATGAGTAGTCCTAAATCTATTAAAGGTTCAATAGGAGAATATAAAATGATAGTTGATTTATTAGGTAAAGGTTATCACGTTGCTAAAGCAGTAGACCCACAGTGTCCATTTGATTTAGTAGCTGTCACTCCTACAGGAGAAATTAAATTAATAGATGTAAAGACTCCATCCTATCGTTTAAAAACAAAAGCAACATGGAAAAAAGCTAGAAAAATTAATAGAGTTTTAACTGAAACTCAAAAACAATTAGGAATTGAGATCATGGAAGTAACACAATGAGTGATAGAATATATAAAAAACAGGTAGGCGGGGATCACTACAAATCTATGGTTATTCAACCATCCGAATTTATAAATAGAAACAATATTCCATTTGCCGAAGGAAACGCAATTAAATATTTATGTAGGCACAAACAGAAAAATCAAAAAGAAGATTTATTAAAAGCAAAACATTATATTGACATGGCTATCGATAGAGATTATCCTGAAGAAGTGAAAGAGATAAAAAAAGAAAAAAAGAATTCATGGGGTTTTGTTAAATGATACAAAAACCTTTATTCTCTCCACAAACAGAATGGCTGCCACCAGAAGATTTTCCAGATCTATCGAAACATGAAGAAATAGCAATTGACTTAGAAACTAAAGACCCTGATCTTGTAAAAATGGGATCAGGCAATGTAGTAGGTAGAGGAGATGTGACGGGTGTGGCTGTTGCTGTATCAGGTTGGTCTGGTTATTATCCAATTGCTCACGAAGGTGGTGGTAATATGGATAGAAACAAAGTTTTAAAATGGTTTCAATCAGTTCTGAACACAGATTCTATCAAAATATTTCATAACGCCATGTACGACGTATGTTGGATCAGAGCATTAGGTTTAAGTATTAACGGTAAAATAGTGGACACGATGATTGCATCGGCCCTAGTTGATGAGAATCAAATGCGTTATGACTTAAACAACTGCAGTAAAAGATACACTGGAAAAACAAAAAATGAAACAGCTTTATATGAAGCTGCAAAGAGTTGGGGGGTTGACCCCAAGGCAGAAATGTATAAACTACCTGCCATTTATGTTGGCGCATATGCAGAAAAGGATGCTGAACTTACATTAGAGCTTTGGCAAGAACTTAAAAAAGAAATTTTACACCAAGATTTAAACGCTATTTTTGAATTAGAGACTGAACTTTTTCCTTGCCTAGTCGATATGCGTTTTTTAGGAGTACGAGTAGATGTTGAAGCAGCTCATCAATTAAAAGAAACATTATCATCACAAGAAAAAGAATTGTTATTAGAAGTAAAAAAACAAACTGGAGTAGATACCCAAATATGGGCAGCGAGGTCGATAGCGCAAGTTTTTGAAAAACTTCGCCTACCATTTGACCGAACCGAAAAAACAAATTCTCCATCATTTACAAAAAACTTTTTACAGAATCACCCCCACCCACTAGTGAAACGAATAGCCCGAGCCCGTGAAATAAATAAGGCTCATACCACATTTATTGATACCATATTGAAACATTCTTACAAGGGTAGAATACATGCAGAAATTAATCAATTAAGAGGAGATAATGGAGGAACAGTAACTGGAAGATTTAGTTATTCAAATCCAAATTTACAGCAAATACCAGCTAGAGATAAAGAACTTGGACCTAAGATAAGGTCGTTATTTATACCTGAGGAGGGCCATACATGGGGTTGTTTTGACTATTCTCAGCAAGAACCT